CCATCTGCTTCATCTCCTTGGCCTGCTGGGCTTGGAACTGGAGCTTCTGCGCCTCGGCCTGGGCTTTGATCTGCTCAGGGTTCGGCTGTGGCTGTGGTGGCGGGACTTGGGCCGGGTCAGTCCAGAATTCAGCGGGGTTCTTGAAGCCTGCGTTCTCTGCGATGCGGGCTTGCAAGGCGTAGACGTTCTGCTCTGTCACCACACGCCCAGCCATCGGCGAGCCCATCAAAGCTAGCTGAACTTGGCTGATCTGCTGCAAGTAAGCGGATTGCTGCATCTTGTCGCCTGTGCCAATGCCGACATTGATACTCATGTCGTACCCATCGCGCCACTCTTGCGGGTCGTACTGAACAAACGTGTTGTTGAGCCGGAACGACAGCTTTTCCATGCCGTAATCAGTGAGCGTCTTGAAGATGCCCTTGAACATGGGAGCGACAAGAGCCTCGGCCATGATCCGCGCCATGAGCTTCATGCGCTTCTGGCTCGCATCCATGATGCGATTAACGCCGGTCGCAGTCTTGTTCAGGCTGTCACCGTCCAATCCTTGGGAATACCGCGTGTAGCCGGTGCGGTTTTCCTTCTTGGACTCCAGCATCTCGACCATTGGCATGGCTTCGATACCTTGCCAGCGTTCGACGTAAGGACGGATTGCGCCTTGCACCCGCTCACGCATGATGCCGCCAGGGCGACGGTTCAAAAGGTCATCAATGTCGGCCTGCGGGTTGCCCTGCGAGTCAGTGAGAACGACTGTCTCTTGATTGTTCGCTTGGTCTAGGTTGTCAAGCTGTGCGCGCCAAATCTCGGTGCTGATGCGCTGGAAGTCTTCCACCAAGTCAGCGACTGAGAACCCATCGAATCGGTGAGTCAGGATGTAAGGAGTCCACGCAGCAATGGGCACATGCGAAAACTCCACATTGCTCAGAATCTTCTTACCCAAGCGGAACACCTGCCGGCGCTCTGCGATTCCGTCCCCATCGTTGTCTGTGAGCACGTATTCCTCACGCAGCCAGCCACGAATGCGGGATTCGTCTAGCTCTTGCGAGTCCTCGCGCCACCATCCATAGCGGCCACCTTGCAACGAGTCGCGCAATTCACGGTCTTGCGTCGTGGCTTCGTCTGCTGCTGCCTTCACGTCGTCAGCGGTTACGTCAAAGCCCATCTGGCGCAGTTCGCTCAGGGTCTTTTCGACCACATGAGCAACGTAGGGGCAGTCATCCAACAGCACCGAGCTATGGCGGCGGCTAATGTGCAACTCATCGGGCGGGATGTTGCTGATGCAAACCTTCCCCTTCTTCTCTACGGTCTTGATCTTGACCGATGCAAAGACCTTGGGCGGCTCCACCCCGTAGAAGGCGGCTTCCTGCACTGCTTCAGGGGTTGGCTCTGCTTCTTCCTTGCTCAGAACCTCGGCTTTTGGGTTGGCAGTCAGGAACGCGGCAAGCTGCATCTCAGACACATCACGGTATGTCTGAAAGGTCGGCGTGTCCTTGTAATCCCAATACCACTTGACCGCCCCGGTCTTCATCAGGAGGGCGTCTTTGGCGGCTGTGTACAAAAGCAAAAAGCCGTTGTTTTGCTTGTAGAAGACGTGATTACAAGCGTTCGTCGCTTGCTCTGCGCCTTGCACATCCTCAGGGCCTACCGGGTCAAACACGACTGCCTTATCGGTAGAGGCGAAGACTTCGATCAAGTCAGGGAGCATGCCCTCGACTGCATCGAACACATCAGACGCGACAACCTGCGAGCGGCCCTCTGCTTCGGTGCCGTAAGGCTCGCGCATGTAAGCACGAAGGCCCTTCTCACGCTCTGCCGCAATAGTGCCCGAGACATGGTGATACGCGGCGGCGGCTTCGGCTTCCAAGAAGCGCAAGAGGTCGTCGTCGGTCTGTTTCATGCTTTTATTCAATCTGCGGGATGTTTGCTGTCGTGGCTGTCTTGCCAAAGATGCAATCAACTACATGCCAATCCATGCGCGATGCCCAATTGCGTAATGCTGCGTTGCGTTCCTTGTTTGCGGCCTTCACGCGCTTCTGAAGCCTTGGGCCAGGCGCTGGGTGCGGGTACTTGCTCCAAAGAGACTGCGGCACCTCGTAGAGCCCATGCGGCCCCTGCCAAACCGTCTCGCCTGCCGCCTCGCGCCACTTCTTAAGCTGTTTCATGCTGTGCGGCGGTTTCTGTAAGTGAGCGGCTTTGAACCCGTTGTGTTTGCCATGTGGTCAACAGTCACGCAGAGATACCGAAAGGCATCTGCGCCGTGGCTGTGTTCGTCGTGTAGCGGAGCGCCGGGCTCGTTCGTCACGCTGTTGACGTGGCGTCGATACCGCTTTAGGCACTCGATAAGGCGTGCGGCCTTCGTCTTCTCGAAGTAAACCCGGGGGAAGACAACGCGAGCGGCTCGAATGCCGTCCTCTACCCCAAGCTCTGGAATCTGATCTCTAGTGGCTGGGGCGTTTCTGCCCTGCCCGTTGATGATTTCAACCGCGCTCTTGCCGGTCTTAACGTCCTTGCTGTACGCATCGTGCGGGAGCCAGTCAGTGCCCCAGTTCAATCGCATCGCGTTGAGGTCTTGCGCGTAGTCAGCCAGTGTTCTGTGGCTGCCTTCTATGTAATCAATGATCCGAATTTCTGACGCTGTGCGCTGAACCAGAATGATCGTGGTTGCGTCGTTCCAGCCCAAGTCCCAAACGGTGTGAACCTTTAGGAGCGGGTCATATGGGAGTTCTCGAATTCGCCCTTGAGCCTCTGCCGCTGCCACCTCGTCAAAGTAGATTGCGCCCTCAATGGCGGGAAGGCAATTGCCCTCCCAAATGTGGTCGTACTCAGCCGGCTTCATGGTCTTCTGAGCTTGCTGGCGCTCTTGCTCCAGCACTTCAGGGAACCATTCGTTCTCGCTGTAATTGACCTTCAGCGCCAGGCAGTCAGGCCGCCCAGCTTTGACGAAGCGCGCAAACACTTCGTCGGTGTCAAGTTGCGGGTTGAAGCTCGCCCATATCTCCGACTCAGGCCGGCGAATGGTTGGAATGAGCACATCCCACGACCGCTTAGAAACCGAGTGCGCTTCTTCTACCCAAACCCTGTCAACGCCTTCAAATGACTTGATGGAGTCAATGGTGTGTTGAAGAAGGCCGGCAAAGAGGAACAGACTGCCATTGCGCCCGCGAATCTCAGTCTCTAGAACCTCGTAGAACTCGCCAAGGCCCATCGAAGCGATTTGATCGCTCAAAAGCCTATGCACCGAGTCTTTGATGCTCTTTTGAACCTCTCGCGTGCAGAGCACCCGCAAAGGCTGCTGCGCGGCCTGGACTAGCAGCGCCCGAGCAATGGCCCAGCTCTTGCCACCGCCCCGCCCACCGTATAGCACCTTGAAGCGGCGAGGCTCAAACAGCGCCTCGGCCCACTTCGGGAACTCAAGCAGTACTTCGGCCAAACTGAACACCGAGGCTCAACTCAACGCGCCCCGCATGGTTTACGTCAACCTTTGAGCCGTAAGCCTTGGGCTTGAGCTTCTCTGCGCGCCATCGCTGCGAGTCAAGAATCACGCGGGCTGCGTCAGGCTTCAATGAGCCTTCTTCAACCTTGCCTTCAATGGCGGCCATGCCATCGAACAGCACATCGGCCTGAGCTTCACGCGCACGCGCGTACTTGTTCCCGAAATCTGCGTCCTCGTCCCGCCACCGCATCACGGCGCTGATTGCAGGCATCCCCTCATCCCTGCACACAGAGCGCAGGCTTTCGCCCGATGCAATGCGGGCAAGGATGGCGTCACGGATTTCTGGCGGGTACATGGTTTCGACTTCCTTGCGGATCGGTCGCTGTTGCTGATGAGGTGCTGGCCGTAGCTAACCCCGGTCTAAGCAAGGTTTGGTCGGGTGCTCGTGCCAGCGGAAAAGGTGCCGGTCTTTCCCGGCTGTCAGCCTTGCGGCAGTCGATGGACAACCCTGCGCAACAGGCATCGACAATCGGTTTGTCTTGTTTGGTAGCTTTTACCTATCGACTAGGCATCAGGACAACCACGACAGGCTTTGACCTACTTACAGACGGGGGTCAAAGCTGTCTGGTTAGCTACTCAGCCCGAAGGCCGGTGTCCTGCCACATGATTTATTTATCGAGCGCCCGTAACGCGGGCCAGTCGCCTAGCCATTGCTGGCCGTCATTTGCCTGTTGCTCGTTTATCGCTTGCCTGTGGTAGCTCGCGCGCCCGTGGTTGTCAGTGAAGGCGATCCGGTTTCTTGCAGTTCACCCCCGGACATGGGGTATCAACTCATTGGCGCTGCGGGCCAGAAAGCAAAAAGCCCGCCTGAATCGCTCCAGCGGGCTTGTGGGGTGGCAGTGGTCATCCTGCCTATGTCGAACAGAATAAAACAATCCGCTCAAAGATGCAAGCGTTTAAGCGAAAAAACTTTTCAACCTTTGCGGATTAGCTCGGCTATGTACTGAGCGCACCAGTTCTGCGCGGATTCTTCGGTGTCTGGGAATGCGCCTTTGATCTTCATAGATTCAGCGATTGCCGCGCACCGCTCGCGCTCCTTTAGCACGGCCTCCTGGGCGTATCCACTCATCAGCAACAGGCCAAGGCGATGGTCTGGCTCTTCTTTGGCGAACTCTTCAGCCAACATCTTTGGGTAGTTGATTTTTGCCATGTCATGCCGCCTTGCGAGAAAGCGCCAAATCTAGCAAAGCCAGCGACTCCCTAAGCAACACAAGCCACCGCCGCGTTGTCATGTAGTCGTGCTCTGCGTCGATCATCGCAATGCGCCAGGGCATGCAATACCGAGCAACCGCCAATTGCTGCAAGGTCTCAAGCTTCCCTACTTCGCGCTCCAGGTCGGAATAGTCCTGCCAGCTAAAACCCGTTGGCTCGTAGCTGCGGGCAGGCGTGGGGATTCCGTCCTTCAGCATGGGATTGATCGTGTAGAACCCCTTGCCCTTACTGGCTTCGTCGAGCCTTTGGCGGCCCCAGCAGACTAGGAGAGAGGTGAGCCAGTCAGGCCCTAGCTTTGCTTCACGCGGCATCTTTGGCCTTTCTCAGTTCAGCAGCTTTTGCTTGGAACTCCGCTTTGATGGCCCGGAGTCCTTCCCTTGTCCACTTTCTAGGGGTGTTGTCGGCTTCGATAGCTTCGACTCTTGCGGCTCCAATTCGTTCAATCGCGCCACGACGCATTTCAAAAGCGTTTCCAGCGAGGTGGCGGTTGCATTGCTTACATTGGCCGAAGGCGTTGTCCAACTCAAACCGCAGATGACTGGCTGCCCCCCTGCTTCTGAGGTGTCCACAATCAAAACCTCCTCCCACTCCTCCGAGGGTGCAAGGTCTTCCACAACTGATACAGCCTCTTCCGTTGTCTCGCAAACGAACATACAAATTGAAAGCACTCTGAGCCTCTGCTATGAGTTGGGGAATCGTTTTCAGCGCATCGCGCTTTGCCTTGTCCTCTTTGCGCTCTGCCTTGGCCTTGCCCTCTGCGATCTTTCCCGCATAGGCATAGGCACAGAGCGGGCCGCAGGCAATCTGCATCGGGCGAACTGGCAGGAACTTGGTGCGGCAGACCTTGCAGGCTTTGGGCTTGATCGTTAGCCGTGCCTCGCCCGGGTCTTTGCGTACTAGCGGGGAACGCTTCATGCCTGCCATCTGCACCCCTTGCATTTCTTGTCGTTCGGTGCGTCTAGCGTGTGCTGACAGTCGCGGCTCATGTAAACCGGGGTGCGCTTGAGCACTGGCGTGCGGGTCGTTTGACCGTCTGAGCCTGCAACGTAGCGCCAACCGTCTTGGACGATTAGCACTGAACTCAAGGGGGCGCGGTTGTGGCAGCCGTATGGCTTGGCGGCCTCAGTCATAGAACTCACTCGCCGCATCTGCGATGCCATAGGGAAGTGAGCGGGCCGCCGCGCTCATGGCCCTTGCCCACCCTTCTGCACGGCCTTCTTGCTCTGCCCGAGGAATCCAGTTTTTATAGGCGCCCTTGTCGTTTATGGTGACCTCAAGTTGCAACGCAAGATCGCCGTTCATTGGCATTGATGCATCAAACCATTTGCAGTGTTCTGCAATGCTTAAAGCCAATTCATGCGCCGCCCTGCGCTTCAACTGCTCAAAGAGGTATCTCCGCTCATCAATCGACCTAGCAAACCTAAGCTCCTCCTGCGGCACAACCGAGCGAAACGCAAAGTTAAACGGCTTTGGCGGCTCGGGGCGTGTGATTTCATGCGGTAAAAATTCGTGTTGAATCTTCATGCCGAACTCCCCGGAATCTGGTTCCCGTAATACTTCATTGGCAGCGGCTCCAGCTTCTCCGACTGCACATCGATGGCACGCTCTAGGGGCCATAGGTGCATGCGCTGCTCGTTGATACGGCAAACGGGAACCATGCCCCGCTCTACCGTTTCCATTGCCATGACGACAGAGCCTTGATAGGCGTAGCGGAAGCTCTGTTTTGCGCTCATAGGCTTATTGCCTCCGCGCCGGCACGAATCAGCCGCTGCACTTCGGCCTGCGTCGTCACAAAGGCGTCCTCTACCTGCCGCTCTGTCAGCAGTTTTAGCGCCGCGTCATAAATCGAGATAACCGCCCGCACTGCCTCAATGCCTGGGCCATCAAGGCGGAGGCTCTTGCCGGCCTTGTATCGCTCCTGCGCGGCTCGCATTGCCACGTTGGCGGCTGCGGTGTAGGTCAGTGCGTCAGCCGATAGAAGCCCGCATTTGCGCGCCATGGTCTCGGTGATGTTCACCACATCGGCCAAGTCGCGCCATGCCTCCTTGTCGCCGCCTAGCTTGGTCATGGTCATCATGTCCAGCGCGGCATAGGCCCGCATTGCTAGGCGGTTGGCGTTCTCGTCGCTGGTTGGGGTGAGCCGTGCGAGCGGATTTCGAAAAACCGTCTGCGGCTGGCTCTTGCGTCGTGCTCCTGTTTTCCTCATGGTGCCCACTCCCAAACCGTTTCAGCCGCGCCGATGTAGCCCTCCGTCCTCGGTCGTGGAACCGTGGGGCGAATCAAGCCCTCGC